GTCGAGCAGTTTCGTGAGCTTGCGCTTGAGCCTGAAGGTTTTGTCTGCCGAGTTTGGCGTCGCTCTGGTCCGAGAGGTGGTGGCCCACTTGAGGTCACGGACACATTTATTCCGGAGGGCATTACCGGGCGCCTCAAAGAAATCCCGTTCACATTCGTCGGTGCACAGAACAACGATCCAACAATCGACGAGTCACCGCTGTACGACATCGCAATTATCAACCTGGGGCATTACCGCAACAGCGCTGACTACGAAGACAGCGTCTTCTGGTGCGGTCAGGCTCAGCCATGGATCTCCGGCCTGGATGAGCAGTGGCGCGACCATATGGAGAAAAACGGCGTTTACGTCGGTTCCCGGGCGCCAATGCTGCTCCCCGCAGGCGGCGCCTTTGGTTACGCACAGCCATCGCCGAACACCCTGGTCAAAGAGGCAATGGCCGACAAGAACCAGATGATGATCGAGCTGGGCGCTCGCATGGTCGTCGCTTCACTGGCGGCCAAAACGGCTACCGAGTCCCGCGGTGATCAGTCTGCATCGACATCGGTTCTGGCCGGTTGCGTGGCCAACGTCAGCGAGGCTTATACCCGGGCAATCATGTGGTGCGGCCAGTACATGGGCGTCAGTGACAAGGTCGCCTACCAGGTCAATCAGGAGTTCGTCGAGCTGACGGCTGATCCGCAAATGATCACGGCCTTGGTTGGCTTGTGGCAAAACGGCGGATTCGCGAAGGCTGACCTGCGGGCCTACCTGCGCAAATTGGGCTTGATTGCCCCGGAGCGCACAGACCTGCAGATCGATGGCGAGCTTCAAGAGCAGAGCGATGGCCTGGGCCTGGATGACGAGGTAACACCAAATGGCGGCAAACCAAGCAATCCTTGACGCCACGATCCGGCACGCTGTCTTTCTCGAACAGCTGAAGGTAGGGGAAGTCGGCAAGTTCGCGCCTTTCCTCAAGGAGATTGACCGCTCGATCCGCGACCGGCTCACTCAGTCGGACCTGACCGAGTACAACGTCAAACGCCTTGAAGCGCTGCTGAAGGAGGTCGACAGCCTGCTGCTGGGCATCTTCGACCGCTACAGCGTGCAACTGAACCTCGATCTGATCGACATCGCCAACTATGAAGCCGAGTTCGAGGCGACGAGCTTGGCCAGGTCTGCGCCGGTCGGTGTGTCGCTGGACGTGACGGCGCCGACGGCGGCGGCCATCAGGGCGGCGGTGCTGACGAATCCGCTCAGCGTGCGCGGCACCGGTGGCGGGAAGCTTCTGAAGTCGTTCATCAAAGGCTGGACCACCGCCGAACGGGAGCGCGTTACCGGCACAATACGGCAGGGCTTCTTCGAAGGGCAGACGAACTTCCAGGTCATCCGCAACATTCGCGGGACCAAGTCGGCGGGGTACAAGGACGGCGTCCTGGCAACGACCAATCGCAACGCAAGCACGGTCGTGCATACCGCGATTCAGCATGTTTCATCACAGGCGCGCATGGAGGTGGCCAAGGCCAACACCGATGTGGTGTCCGAGATTGAAATGGTCGCCACGCTGGACAGCAAGACTAGCCAGACCTGTCGTTCGATGGATAAGCGACGCTTTCCGGTTAACTCAGGGCCAAGGCCGCCCTTTCATCCGAACTGCAGGACCACTTTTATCCTGCGGACTAAGCTCAGTGAAATGTTCGCGGAGGGTGCTACTCGGGCTTCGTTGGGGGCAAATGGCGCAGGGCAGGTAAGTGCGAGCCTTGACTACTATCACTGGCTTCAGCAGCAACCAGCGACGTTTCAGGACGTGGCGATCGGTCCGGTGCGGGCCAAGCTGTTCCGGAAAGGCGGGCTGAGCGTCCAGCGCTTCGCTGAGCTGCAGCTTGATCGCAACTTCGCACCGCTGAATCTCGCGCAGATGAAGGCGCTGGAACCTCTGGCTTTCGAGCGGGCAGGCCTGCTAAGTTGAGAAAATCAATCGTCAAGGAGGAGCTGGCATGCTTTCCAATTTAACGGCAGACGAATTCAATGTTGTTATGCGCAATTTCAGATCTGCGCTCGATATTAAGAGAGACGCCCAATCCATTTATGAGAGTCGCATTGCGATTCATCAGTTGGCAGAAAGCGCACATCAAGCCGGCAGGCTAGTAGACACAGATTTGAGTTGCATTATTGATCTCGTTCTTGCGTGTCACTGGCTTGAGGATGCCACCAGAGACGGACCGATTACCTTAGTGGTCAATGAAGCCTACAAGCATCGCCCATATACGGGCGACTGCTTGAAAGAACTCGAAAGTAAGATTCGACATTAACTGACAAAATTATCTTCGAACCAAAAACCTCGCTGCGGCGGGGTTTTTTTACGCCTGCAAAGTGGGCCGACTAAACCCAAGGGGTGCATCAACGTGGCAGAAGAAAACGAAATCGACCTGGAAAACCCGGCAATCAAGGCCGCTATCGCGACTGCCGTTGAGACATCCGTTTCAGGTCTGAAGACCAAAAACACCGAACTGCTGGGCAAGCTGAAAGACACCACGGGCCGGCTCACTCAGTTCGAGAGCCAGTTCGAAGGGCTGAATATCGATGCGGTGAAGGGCTTGCTGGCTAAGGCCGGGCAAGACGAAGAAACCAAGCTGCTGACCGAGGGCAAGATTGACGAAGTCTTTGGTAAGCGCACAGAGCGCCTGCGTGGTGACTTCGATAAGCAACTGAAGACCGAGAAGGAGCGCGCCGACAAGGCCGAATCTTTCGCCGGTAAGTTCCGGGACAAAGTCCTTGGCGATTCTATCCGATCCGCTGCCATCAAGGCGGGAGCGCTGCCTGAAGCCGCAGACGATCTGATCTTGCGCGCCAAAGGCCAGTTCACACTCAACGAAGATGGCGATGCAGTCGCAGTCGACAAAGATGGTCAGGCCATCCTCGGCAAAGACGGCAAGACCCCTCTGACCCCGCTCGAATGGGCGGAATCCCTGCGCGAAAGCGCACCTCATCTGTGGCCAAGGGCTTCAGGGACCAATGCCCCGGGCGGGGGTGGCGGTAATGCCGCGCTGAAGCGCTCCGAAATGACGTCCGTGGCCAAGCGTGAGTTCATCACGAAGAACGGCCAGGACGCTTACCTGAAATTGCCCAAATAATGGAGTAACCCATGGCGACTACCGTCACCTCGGACATGATCGTTTACAACGACCTTGCCCAAACCGCCTACCTGGAGCGTATCCAGGACGTGATCGACGTTTTCAACGCCTCTTCCAACGGCGCGCTGATTCTGGACAACGAGCTGATCGAGGGTGATCTGCGCAAGCGTGCTTTCTACAAGCTCGGCGGCGCCATTGCTCACCGCGATGTCAACTCCGTCGCGGCTGTTACCGGACAGAAGATTGGTTCCGGCGAAATGGTCGGTGTGAAAGTGCCGTTCAAGTATGGCCCTTATGAAACCACCGAAGAGGCCTTCAAGCGCCGCGCGCGTTCGCCTGAAGAGTTCTCCGAGTTGGTCGGCATGGATTACGCCGACGCAGTGCTGGAAGGCTATATCCAGTACGCAATGGCCGCTCTGAAAGCCGCCATCGGTGCGAACGCCAACATGGTCGCTACCGCCAGCTTTGCCACCGACGGCAAGAAGGCCCTGACCAAGGGCATGCGCAAGTTCGGCGACCGCTTCGGCCGCATTGCGCTCTGGACTATGGACTCGGCGACCTACTTCGACATGGTCGATCAGGCCATCACCGAGAAGGTCTACGAAGAAGCCGGCGTGGTTATCTACGGCGGCCAGCCGGGCACCATGGGCAAGCCTGTCCTGGTGTCGGACACCATCCCTGCGGAAACCATCTTCGGCCTGCAGGCAGGTGCGATCAAAATTACTGAGTCCCAGGCACCGGGCTTCCGTTCGTACAACATCGACAACCAGGAAAACTTGGCGATGGGGTTCCGTGCCGAAGGCACTTTCAACCTGGACCTGCTGGGGTACAGCTGGAAGGACTCCACCGGTGGTGTTAACCCGAACCTGGCTGCAATCGGTGCCGGTGCCAACTGGACCAAGTATGCGACCAGCGACAAGGTTACCGCTGGCGTCCTGATCGATCTGTCCGCGCCTTAACTCGCGCATGCATCAAGTGGCCCAGCGCGGGCCACTTTGGAGAACCCCATGGAACTGACTTACTCTACGCAGAAGACGGACTTCGATCCGGATAAGCGTTATCGCAACCCTCAATACTTCGAGCGCGCCGAATCTGGCGTCACCAAGGTGATCGTGATTGGAGATTGGCCTGCTGTGGTCGATGCCTACAACGCCGCCGAAGTGGAAGTCGAAACCGTCAAGGCGCTGAAGCCGAAGAAGGTCGCCAAGACTGTAACCAAGCCGGTGTTGATCACCGCTGAAGGTGATGACGGTAAGTGGATCGTGACCGGTGCTGGCGGCAAACAGATGGGCGAGCCATTTGAAACCAAAGACTTGGCGGATGCTGAAGCCAAGCGACTGAACGAAGCGGAGTAACACATGCTCATCATCGAGGACGGCACCGGCAAGCCAGACGCCGAAAGCTACGCAACCGCCGAGGACTTGGTCATGTATGCCGAGAAGTTTGGTGCGACCATTCCTGCGGACGAGATTTCGCAGGAAGCGTTGCTTCGCCGGGCGGCCTTGGTGATGGACGGCATGACCTGGAAGGGCCGCAAGATGGACAGCGATCAGGCTCTGGCCTGGCCGCGCCGCGGCGTTGAACTGGACTGTCAGATCAAGCCCGACAACCACCTGCCCGCACGTATCCAGTACGGCCAGATGGCCTTGGCCGCCGAGATCCACACCGATGACATTGACCCGCCAGAGAAGCGCAAGGGTGCAATCACCCGGGAGCGCGTCGAGGGTGCGGTTGATCGCGAGTACGCCACGATCTCCAACACCAGCGGCCGACTTTTGCCGGCGGCGCCGGACCGGCCGAGCGCCACGCAGTTTGCCGATTACTTGCAGCGGCGCGGGTTGTTCGCGGTTCGTGCGTGATAAAATTTCCACGCGGACAAGCTGATCCCCAAAAGTCGGATCCTGACCGCCTGCCGCACTTCACGAGTCAGGGTTCGTACTGGGGTATGAAATGTCTATGACAGAAAAAGCCTGTAGCGAGTCCGGATGCTCGAAAAAGCACTACGGCCGTGGGCTTTGCAGTCTTCACTATCAGCGCCATCGCAAAACCGGAAGCACTAGTCCAAATGGTACCGAGCGAGGATCCCCGAAACGGTTTCTGGGTGAGGCGTTAACGTCCGATACCGATCTGTGCTTGATGTGGCCGTTTTCCGTGGGCAGTCACGGGTACGGGCAAATAAACATCGGCGGGACTCCTGAACTGGCACATCGCATCGTTTGTGAGCGAGCTCACGGCAATGCACCACTCCCAACATCAGAGGCTGCTCACTCTTGCGGCAAGCCCCTTTACATTAACCCACGGCATCTGTCCTGGGCTACTCCCGTAGAGAATCAATCCGACAAGTACGAGCATCAGACCGACAACCGAACAGTTCAGAACTGGGAGCGAAAGTTGAGCCTGAATGACGTTGTTGAGATTCGAAGCAATGAACTTGGGCTCACAATTCAGCAAGCAGCCGTGCATTACGGCGTATCTCAAAGCAGCATCATTCGAGTTCGCGGCAGAAAGCAGCAGGCTCATGTGATGTAGGGAAAGGAGCAGTAATGGCCACCTTCTACGACGAAATGGCCGTGATGGCTCTGGAGATGATCACAGAGTTCGGCCAACCCGTGACCATTCGGGCAACCACCATCGGCGAGTACGACCCGGAAACTGGTACCGCACCGCCTGACACCATCACTGAGCAGACCGCCCAAGGCATCCTGCTCGACTTCACCGGCCAAGAATTCCAGAACAATAGCCTCATCAAGCAAGGCGACAGGAAGCTCAAGATCGCCGCGCAGGGGCTAGCGTGGGTGCCGGACCTGCTGAACAAGGTCATCGTTCAGGGGCGCACCTGGTCGATTGTTCCGCCGCTGAAGGAGATCAACCCGGCCGGCACACCGATTCTGTATGAGCTGCAGGTGCGATCGTGAGCCTCGTCGGCGCCGGCCAGTCCGGCAGCTTTGCACTAAGCCTCGCCGAGTTCGCGGCCCAGGCCACAGAAGCCATCGACGCCAGTCTGCGCGAGATCATCATCGAGGTCGGTAGCAGCGTTATCCGTATGTCACCGGTGGGCAACCCTGAGATCTGGGCGCAGAACGCGGTGGCCAGCCAGTACAACAAGGCCGTGGACGATCACAACAGCGATTTGCGCAGCGATCCGGCCAACCTGACAAAGGCGGGCCGGCTCAAGCCTGGGCGCAAGCTGAACGACGGCATGGATATCGTTGCCCCTGAAGGCTACGTCGGCGGGCGGTTCCGAGCCAACTGGCACCTCTCGATCGATGTAGTGGAGAACGTGACCTTTGACGAGGTTGACTCGAGTGGGCAAGAGACGATTGCAGCACTGGTTTCGGCTGTCAGCGACTTTACCGCTGGCCAGACTGCCTACCTCATCAACAACTTGCCGTACGCCATCCCGCTTGAGTTCGGCCACTCGACGCAGGCTCCCGGCGGCATGGTCCGCATCACCGTGGCCCGCTTCCAGCAGATCGTTCTGGAGGCCATCAGGAACAACCAGATATGAGTCATAACCTCATCGCCTCAATCTACGAGGCCAAGTTGATCAACTGGGCGAAAGCATTGCCGGTACCGCTGAAGGTCGTCGTCGAAAACGAGGCCTATACACCCGTGAACGGTGCGACCTACCTGAAAGCATTCACGCTGCCAGCGGACACCGCGAGCAACACGCTTGGTGGTGACCACAAGCTGTACACCGGTGTGTTTCAGGTCAGCATCGTGACGCCATCGGGCAAGTACCGCGGCGCGGCCGGAGCGCTGGCTGATCAGATCGCCGCGCTGTTCCCTCTGTATGAGCGGAACACCAAGGGCGCGCTGACCGTCGTGACGATGAGCCCGGTCGACCATGGCCCCGGAATACCAGACGACACCACCTATACGGTGCCGGTTTCGTTCTTGTACCGAGCCGACACCAACTGATCTGTGGGGGAGTAATATTCCATCATCGAAGACAGAAGGGGCTCAAAGGTGGATGAGTGTAGGAAGCAGCGGCTCCAGATATTGGGGGAGTGGGCAGAAAACCATAGTTGGGATAACCGTGAAGAGATAGCGGCCAGCGAACGCTGCCTCTGTACTGGTTGCGGCCTATGGCTGACGCCTTCTGAAGTCCTGAAGTGGCATCAGGAGAAACATGCCTGCTGTCCTGGATACGGGCTGACCGGGGTCGTTGTAGGTTCTAGGTCAGGTCTTCCGCTTGATGAATTCCGGAGCAACATGGAAGTCGAGTAGTACGAAAATTCGCCCGTTGGGCAAACCCAGAACCCGCCATTGAGCGGGTTTTGTCATTTCTGTAAAGAGGAAAACCCATGAGTGTCAAGATTCCCAACGGCACCACGTTCGAGATCGCGGCCACGCTGAGCCTCGCGAAACCTTTCACTGCAATCAGCAACGCCAAGCCCGCAGTGCTGACCGCTGCCGCCCACGGCCTGGCCAACGGCGACGTAATCGTCATTGACTCGGCGTGGGCGAAGCTGAACGGGCGTCCTGCGCGGGTGATTGGTTCCGATGTGGGCGACTTCGCGGCTGAAGGCGTGGATACCACCAGCGTGAAGAGTTACCCGGCTGGCTCCGGAGCAGGCACTGTCCGGGCCGCTTCTGGCTGGACGCAGATCGCGCAGATCACGGAGCCAGCTGCCAACGGCGGCGAGCAGCAGTTCCTCACTTACGGCTTCCTCGAAGACGATGATGACCGTCAACTGCCCACCACCAAATCGGCCAGCAGCATGACGCTGCCGGTTGCTGATGACCCGGCTCAAGCGTACGTCGCGATTGTCGAGGCTGCGGACGAAGATAAAGAGCCGCGTTTGGTCCGTGCAAACCTTCCGGGCGGTGCGACCATTTACTACTACGCGTACGTGTCGATCACCGCGACCCCGACGCTGAGCCGCAACAACATCATGACGCGGACCATCACGCTGTCGTTCGCCTCCCGCCCAACTCGCTACAACGCCTAAGGGGTTCCCATGGCAAAGTTTTCCATCGCGCCGAAGCCGACGTTCACTGTCGATGTGGCCATCCCGCAGGTTGGCGACAAGCCAGCAATGGTGCCGTTCACGTTCAAGTATCGCGATCGCACGGCACTGGCTGAGCTGTTCGATGCCTGGAAGGCAAAAGCGGAAGAGCTCGGGGAGCGCTTCAAAGGAACTGAGCCAACACTCGCGGAAATCACTGCGGCTGAAGTCGAGCAAGGTGTCGATCAGATCAGGGATCTGGTTGTTTCGTGGGGCTTCGGCGAAAAGCTCAATGATGAGTCGATCACAGCCCTGGTGAAGACCTGCGTCGGTGTTTCAGATGCCGTGGTGAAGGCTTACAGCGAAGCCTTCGGCAAGGCCCGCTTGGGAAACTGACCGCCGCTGCCCGCGCGCTCTACGAGGCCGACGGCGACGCCGAGCAAATGGCGATGTTCGGCTTCTCGCCAGAGGACTACGACGAAACCTTCGAAGTTTGGCCGGACAACTGGAAGGCCTTCCTCGTCATGGATTCGATGGGGACTCAGTGGCGCACAGGCGCATGCGGCGCAACTGGACTCGATTACGGCGTCCTTCCGAACGTGATGAGGCTCGTCGGTGTTTCGGCGAGGGATCGCCCAGGTGTGTTTCAGGACATCCGCGTAATGGAATCGGAAGCCATCGCGGTCATGGCCCAAGCCCGCGACAACAGCCCGTGAAGACGGGCACTTATTCAAGGTGAGTCGATGAACATTGCAGAACTCGGCATCAAGGTCGACTCCGCTGATGCTGCCCAGGCTGC